AAAACAAAACAAAACAAAACAAAACAAAATAAGATAAATAAGGTGAAAATATGGACGAAAATATGAAAAACGAAATAATAAAAGGTGCTGAAGTATTAGGCTTAAGTGCTGAAGAAGGAATGAGCAAATACGAAGAAATTTGTTCAGAAAACAACATTGAAACAACAAACCCTATTGGTAAGGGTCTTTGGCGTAATTATGTTGCTAATCAAAGAAGAGCGCAAAATAGCGGCAATAACGGAAATGGAGAAGGAAACAGTGATGATTCTTTTTATAAATCCGCATTTGGTTTCTTTGTTTCTTTAGATGCACCAAGAGATATGATGGCTTATAACAGAATGAAAGCAAAAGAAGAGTTTATGCGTGATGCTGATAATGCCCTTGAAAAAGGAATTGTTGCAGTAGCAAACCAAAACGCATTAGGTAAATGGGTTGTTTCTCGTTATCATAACGATGAATACAATGAAAAGACTTTAACTACATTACCCGCAGGAACAGAAGAAACCGAAGATGGTCGTTTCTTTATTCCTTTGGATAATACCCCTGTTTATATGAATGGTGGTAAAAATAATAACTACGGTAAGCCTTTACCTCCTGAACAAATGAGAAGAAGCGGTATATTTTATGGTTCTTTGGGAACTGGTGAAATGAAGCCTTATTACTTCTCATATAAGAATCAAGGCGGAGTTGATTTTGCTCCTAATACATTTGAATGGGTTCATTTCCTTTGTGTATTAGGTACTAATGGAACAGACATTTATGGTGCTAAACAACTAACAGTTGATAGTTTAACTATGAATGATGACATGGATAAAGAAAATGACCTTTATCGTGATATGTCAAACTTTGATTATGAAGATTGTTTAAGACAACAGTTTGGAAATCATTTAGTTCCTTTAGTTGAAATGGAGAAAGCACACATTAATAGACAAGGACTACCAACAAAGGAGAGATATATTATTACTGATGGAACAGTAACTAATATGAATATGACTCCAACAAAGAACGGTAATCGTATTATTAATCTAACTGATTTGAATGCGGAAATGAATTATGAAAATGACGGAATTACAACTTGTTGGATTCCTAATCATTTGAAACTGGACTTTGGGATTGGTTCTACTGTTATTGTTGTTGGACGAACAAGCCAAAGAATTACTGATGAAGGTGCTGAACCCGTAACTATCAATGTTACTGGGCTTTATTGCACAGTTAAGCATGGTTCGGCAGTTGTTGTTGAACAAGCAGTTGAAGAGGACTTTGACTGGTTTTGATTGAATAATCAATCATTGTGTAGTCGTTGGCGTTAATGACGGTCATATAGGTGCGAAGCCTATATCCCTTATGGGGGTGAAAATATGAATGATTTAAAAGGAAATAAATACTTACTAAAAAAGAATAGTTATTTGATTGACTTAGAAAAAGTTGATTTTATAACATGGAAAGAGAATGATAATGAAGAAGGAACATACTGGACTAAACTCCATATTGGCTCTAAAGAAGCCCGTTATGTATGTGAAAACTTATCACAACTAAGAGAATTAGTCATGGCTTGGTGTGAAATTAGAGGACAATATTTGTCCATAGAAGAAAATGACTTAATACAGGAATGGTGAATAACAATGGGATTAACTAGCAATACAGGAAACAAAGCAGTAGCGAATGAAACAACAAACAATCAAAGAGTTTTGTTGTTTCAAGATAAATTAAAGAAACAAACAAGCGAGAGGTTAGCAAGAAATAATCGTCTTATCTGTGGTATTTGGGGAGAACCAAAAACAGTTAAGAGTGGATTAGCCCTTGATTTCCCTGATAAACAAATTTATGTTTTAGATTGGGATGATGGTTGCGAACCGACATGGCGACAAAACCATGAAATGACAGATAGAATTACTCTATGGAATCCAGAAGTTAGAAATGATAATGGGGAATTAGATATTCAAAAGTCCGAAGCAAACTCCGAAGATTTTGTTTTGTATGTAAAAGAAAGAATTGAAGCAGGAGAAGATGTTCTCTTTGTATTTGATGGAATTGATAAATGGTTAGATTGTTGCACACTTCATGTAACTGGAAGTTCTAAAATTGGAAAACCACAAAAAATGAAGTTTGAGTGGGGTAAAAGAAATGCTCCGTTTTATTCATTGTTAATGATGTGTAAGAATCTAAACTGCGACCAAATCTACATTACACATTCAAAGGCTGATTATGGAGCAACTGGTGAAGTAATTGGTTCTAAACCTAACTGGCATAATTGGGGAGATTATCTCCATCAAATTATTACAACCCGAAGAACACGCAAGAAGAACGATGTTGTGTATAAAGCAGAACTGTTAAGCAGTAAAACTAATACAGAACTTGTTGGAAAGTCTTGGGAATCTTTAACTGTTGGTGCAGGTAAAGTTTCTTGGACTGGTATTCCTGAATTGCGTGAGGGATTAATTTGATATTTACAACAGAAAGCGATAAACTAAGCAAGGCATTAACAAGTATTCAAGTTAAGGGAAAAGGAAGCACAAATAGTGGTTTTGGTAATACTTCTCTTGGTTCTTATGTAATGCTTATTGTTAAAGATAATACTCTAAATATTTGGAATGGAAATAATACTTTCTTTGTAAAACTTGATATTGCATTAACTGGTGAAATAAACGAAGGAACTTGTGTTGTTGATACAACCACTTTACTACCATATCTAAAAACTTTTGGTGATGAGATAACTCTTAAGGTTGGAGATTTTATTTCAATTAGTAGTGAAAATAAGAAAGCCTCTATTCCGATAGTAGTCAATCACCCGAACAATGATGCTTTGGTTAGGATTAAAAATATGTTAAATCATGTTGTTTATGAAATACAACCACAGACACTATTTAACTTTGGTAAATCCCAATTTGAAGGAGCATTTACTTTAACTCAACTTCAACTACAATCAGCGATTAAAAGTTGCGAGTTGGTAAAAAACGGTGTCTATAAGTTTGATTATAATAAAAATCTCTTAACAGTATCTTCAAGAGAAAATGTAACAAATAAATACGAAGAAGTAATTACTCCTGTATTTCCTATGGGAGAACCTGCGACTGTTGAATTTAGTAGTCCAGTGTATGCTTTCTTTGAAAAAGACCAAATGATTAATGTTTATATGAAAGATGAATTTCCGCTTTTATTGGTATCTAATGATAGAATGCTATTAAAAGCCCCGACAGTCAATGGGTGAATAATAATGATAATTAACAAAATGAACGATGGTAAAACAATTTATAAATCATGGAGAGAGAACGGTGAAAAGAAATATGAAATGGTTGATTTTCAACCCTATTTCTTTGTTGATGAAGATTCGCATGAACCGCCAGCGTATAATGCTTCTAAGTATATTACAAGAGATTTTAGTTATGTGCGTGGTGATTGGGTTAATCTTAATAAAAAGCCACTAAAGAAAGTATTAGTGGATTCAGCAAATGATATTAGAGAAGCAAAGAAGATATTTGGTAAAACCTATGAAGCAGATGTTCCTTTACATTTTAGATACTGTGTTGATGAATTACATGAAATGCCTGAATATAAACTGCGTAAGTGGTATTGGGATATGGAATGGCAACAAGGCGGAGAAAACCATGATAAAATTACTACTATTGTTGTTTATGACAATTATGATGAAGCCTATTATCAATGGGTATGGTTTCCTAATTACGATGATTCCTTAGAAGGAAAAGACATGAAAGATTTTGATAAGTTTATTTTTGATAATGAAAAAGATATGATTGAAAACTTTATGACAACTATGGTTGTAAAAGACCCCGATATGTTAATTGCATGGTTCGGGAACTTTGCTGATATTCCTAAACTATTAGAAAGAGCGTGTGCAGTAGGTTTGAATCCTTGCATTATGTCGCCTATTGGTTATATTAAAGGTATTAAAAAGACTAAAGATGGATTTTCTTTTGCTTATGCGGAGAATGGATTTAGTCCTATCGAACAACCTATTGGTGGGAGAATTACTCTTTCATTGGACTTAGCATTTGAAAGACAATGGAATGACTCTCAAAGAGGAACATTACCATCAATGTCTTTAGATTACATAAGTGAAACGGTTCTCGGTAAAAAGAAATTAGTATCGGAAAAGTTTCCAGATACAAATGAATTTTATAGAAGGGCTTGGTTAGAAGATACAGAAACTTATCTTGAGTATGCCCTCATAGATGTTAAATTGATTGTTGAAATAGATGAAACAAACTTTTGTAGTGAGGCTATTCTTTCTCTTCAAAGATTACTGAAAGCACCATTTGATGCTTGTTTTTATGCAAGTCATATGGGTTCTATTTATTTTATGCGTAATGCTTGGTGGAAAGCACCAACAGGAAGTAAAGTGGATAAAAGAGAAGAATATGAAGGGGCTATGATTTATGACCCATTAAGCGAAGAAACAAATGGATTACATCTTAATGTAGCCGCTTTTGATTTTGCAGGTCTATATCCATCTATGATGATTGCTCGTAATATAAGTTGGGAAACCATTAGTCAAGAACCAACAGAATTTGCAGTTAATATACTAACTCCAAGAGATTTTAGTCCAGTTGAAAGAGAACATATGTTATATTTTAAAACAGATGAACTTGGATTATTACCAAGAGCAGTATTAGAATTGAAGGAGTTGCGAAATGAATATAAACGACTTATGAGAGAAGCAAGAGGAACGGGAGATTATGCTAAGTGGTATAACAATCAAATGGCTGTAAAGAGATTAATGGCTTCTTTTTACGGTATCGTTGCTTTTCAAGGATTCGGTTGGGCTAATGTTAATTTAGCGGCATCAATTACTGCAAGTGCAAGAGAAGCAATTAGATTAGCGGCATTTAAGGCAAAGGAGATGGAAGTATGATAAAGAAATATATTCGTAAGTGTATGCGTGAGAATTACTTTCATGGGGATTTTATCCCCGAAGGAGAGTTTAGGTTAGGTCATAGAAAACTAAGAAAATCAACATTAGGTGAAAAGTATTTAAATGTAATTTATTTTCCAATTTTCTTGATGGCCTATTGTTTAGGTTTGCTTACCTTAGCAATAGCACCCTTTTTATCTTTTACTTATGTATATACTATACCTATTGATATAGTATTATTTTTGTTTGTTAAAAGAAAATTTGGGCTAACAAGGGGTTTTACTTCTTGGGTGTGGGAATCTCTAATTGAAGATGTATTATCGGATTTAAGATTATACAACATAAACAAGTTAGATTATTACGCCTACAAAAGAAAACAAGAAAACATAATCAGTTGGAGTATTCCGAAGGAGTTGAGAAACTATGACTAGAGTTAAATGTAAAAAACCATTAGCACATAACCCTCAATTTGAAGGCAAATATCATTGTAAAAGATGTGCCGCAGAACAGGAGATGAAAATATGAAATGTGTAATATGTAAAACAGAATTAGTATGTAAATGGTATCAAAAGAGAAAAAGCGGTTATACTAACCAAAGAGAAAGGGCATTGTTTGAATGTCCTAATTGTGGACATAAGGAGAGATTTTAATGAATAGTCATGTTAAAAGATGGATTGATGAAATAGTCAATGAAATGGAAATAGGACAAAGAACAACTGCTTCGGCAATAAGAGAAACTTTAGTTTCTAAAAGAGGAACAACATTTGTTTGTGATGCAAGCGCAATAGGTTGGTATCTCAAAAGAAAGAAAAACATTAAAGTTAATTGTATGCAAAGAAACAGAAGAGTATATATGAGGGTTTAAAATGAGAACAAAAATAGTAACAGTTAAAGTATCGTATGATACCGAAGAAACATGGGATATAACCATGCAAGAAATAAAAGAAATATTTCAAATGATGAATAACTTGAAGCGTCATGCTATCATTTTAGATGTGGAGCAGGGTGTTAATCGTGATGATGGACAGAACGAATGAGTTATTAGAAGAATTGCTGGCTATGATAGCAAGAAGTAATAAGATATTAATGATGGTAAATATCGTGAACATAGCAACCATTATAACAATAATTACGGTGATAATATGAAAGATGAACTAAAAGAATTAAAAAGAGAAATAGAAACCCTTAAACAAAAAATTAGAGGTTTAGAAAAAGACTTAGATTACCATGTTGAAAACAATAGAGGCATCGGTAGTCTTAAAATGTGTATTCAGGAACTACAAGAAGAAGTTGCTAAAATGCAAAATCAACCTGTTGGAATACTTTTTACTTGGCTACGGTGATATTATGAAAGTAGTTTATGGACATACCGATTCTATTTATGTACAAATTGATTCCGTTGAAACTGCTAAAAAAGCGATTAAAGAAATTGAAGCAAGCGTAAGAGAACATTTTCCTAATATAATGGAATTAGATGAACACCCAGTAGTATTAGAATTTGAAAAGTATTTTTCGGCATTAGGAGTAGGAACAACTAAAAACAGAAATGCTGGTTTAGTATCTTGGGAAGATGGTGAATGGTTAAAAGAACCTAAATTTACTATGACAGGATTTACTGCTAAAAGAGTAAGTGAAACCAAATTAGCCAAAGGAGTTCAAACTAATACTCTCAAAATGTGGGTTGAAAATAAATCACAGAAGGAAATCAATATGTATTTATTTGATACTTATTTAAAAGTATCAACAGGACAAATTGATTTAAAGTCTATTATTAAAAGAAGTAGATTACGACCTAACAGATTCACAGTAAAATGCCCCGAATGTAATGCTAAATATCATCTTAGAGATTGTTTAGACTTAAAACATTCAGTATGTAAAAAATGTGCAACAGAAACAACTAAATTTACTACATTAGATGGAAAGAAACCATCAATAGGTTCAGGAATTGCTGGCGTTTTATATGCTTGGGAGAAAAATGACACTAAATTTGATGACTCTTATTTATTTATTAAAGTAAAGGGCGCATTTGATACATTTATTCACCCTTTAACTCAAGAAAAGAAAGAAGTTGAATACATATCGGGCATAACTTATGAAGATTTTAAGGGTTGTAGCCCCGATTGGAAGCACTACGCTGAACAAGTAGTAAAGAAAGCCGAACCTATTTACAAGGCTATGGGTTGGGATATTTCATCTATCCGCACAGGATATATGCAAACAAGCCTTGATGAATGGTGGTGAAACTAATGAATAAAGATGATGTATATGAAGCAAGAATTAAGTCAATGAGAGAATTTACATATCAATGGGAAGCAGAAAACTTTGACGACCCATCTAAACCAATATTGAAGATTAGTAAATCTTCTTTAGGGTCTTTCAATTGGTGTCCTAAAAAGTATGAGTTTAGTTATATTGAGAGATTACCTCAAGACCAAACAGAAGCCATGCGTAAGGGAACGATATTACATAATCATAGAGAAGATTTCTTTGATGAGTTTGATGTAAAGAAAGCAGAAAATATGAATAATTCAGAAATTACTGAATATGTTACGAGTTTAATGCCAGTTGATGAATACTATGATATTTCATTAACAGTAGCGGCATTTGAAGCACAACGATTTATTGAGGCTAAGTCGGAAGGAAAAACAGATGAATATTTACCGATTATCAATGAAGAAATGTTTGATTGTGAAATTACTATTCCTAAAGATACGAATAGTAAGTTCCCACTACAAAGAGATTATGTTGTTAGATTACAGGGTATTATTGACCGTGTATTTATTGAGAATGGAAAACTTATTCCTTTTGAATATAAAACAGGCGGTTGGAAAGACTGGAAGAAAACATCTATGCGTCAGGAAATGGCTTTTTATCAATTAATGATTGAAAACTGTGCTGATGAAATATTAGACAAGTATGGATTAAATAGTGATATGGAAGTAAGTCATTGGGGTTGGTATTATCCTGCGGCTAATCATATTACTGTTGAACCAGTTAAGAAAAGAACAAGAACTTCAGTAATGAATAATATAGCCAAATTAATTCATTCTTATGAACAGAAACATTTTGAAACCAAGTTCTATTACAAGACTTGCTCTCATTGTTCTTTCTTTGGTATTTGTGAAGCCGCAAATACAGATACATGGTTGTGATATTATGAAATGTAGTATATGTAAAAAAGAAATAGATAAAAAATACCATAATGGGAAAATGTATTGGGATAGTGGACATAATGCTGAACCAGTAAATAGCGGTAGGTGTTGTGATAAATGCAATACTGAAGTAGTTATTCCTACAAGGATTGGCGTTTACAGATATAAAGTATTTCAGGAGGAAAATGTATGAATGAATTAATCAAAAAGAAAGTGCTATCAAAAAATTGGACTTTTAATGAAATATCTAATTTAAAAGAAACAATTGGTTCTCTTTCTCAAGAACTATATCTTGAGTTATCTTTATCAGAAAGATATGAAATAATTAGAGATATTAGAATTAACGAAACTTGGGTTGGCCTTGTTTATGAAGATGCTATGAGAGAAGCAATTATGACTACATTACAAGGTGATGTAGCAGGAATTATTAGAAATATGTTAAGTACAGCAACAGTAAATTTTGGAGGAAATATCAATGAAATATCCGAGAATGGTTTGGGCGGGGAGTCAAATAAAGAACGCTCCACAAATGAGAAGAAAAAAGATGACAACAAAGAATGATTATATTGAGTTTGTTAAATCACATAATAATAGAACCAATGTATATACCACTGTCTATGATTTTGAATACTTTACAGAAAAAATGCCTGTTGAAGCAAGTGTAATTATTGATAGAATATTTTTAGATTTTGATGCTCATGAAGATGAATTAGGCAAAGCATGGCGTGATGTTAAGCAGGTGATGGAATTGGTAGTATTGAATGATTACAAACATACTTTGTTTTTCTCAGGTCGTGGTTTTCATTTATTTTTATTTGGAAAAAGAACAAAAAATATGAGAGATGTTCAAACATTTTTTAAAGAAATAAAAGAATATTTGATAATGAAAGTTGGTAAAAATAATACTCTTGATGAAAGAGTCGGACAAACGACAAGATTACGAAGAGTTCCTAATACAGTAAATATGTCATCTTCTGATGGTAAAGGAAATGCTCGGTATTGCATTCCTTTAACTGTTGATGATTTATCTTTAGATATTGAAGAAATACTTACAATGGCTCTTAAGCCTCGCCATTTACCCTTCAAAAAGGGAGGAAATAAAGAGGTAGTATTCCCAAAAGCACCCCCTATTGAGGCTATGGAGGGGTCTGTTTCTGTGCCTTCAAGCGTAGGTAAATTGCCTATGTTGCCCTGTTTGCATAATGCGGTCATGGTGGAAAATCCCACGCATTTAGCAAGAGCATACCTTGTTTCTTGGTATCGTGATTTATTGTCAGGTTATACTGATTTAACTAATGTTGCTGATAAACAAAAAGTTCATCAATTGATAGTTGAAGAATTAGAAAAAGTCTTTTCTGATTCTGATTCAGTATGGTTAGACTGGGATAAAAATGAAACAATAAAGCATTCAAGATTTACTGTATATAATAATTATAATACGCCTCATTGTGATAGGCTCATCAGCGAAGGATTTTGTGTAGGCAAATGTTGGAGGTATAATAATGTTAGTAATTGATTCAAGAGAAAATTCAAAGTTATCTAAACTTGTTGTTCAAAAAGCAAAAGCACTTAGAATACAACATGAAGTAAAATGGTTAGAAATAGGCGACTATGTTTTTGATGATGTTTGTTTTGAAGCAAAGTCAGCAACCGATTTTTTAGGTTCAGTAATGTCTAAAAGGCTATGGACTCAATTAGATAATATGGATAGACATTATCAAACTAATGTTGTTATTATTTATGGCGATATGCAAGAAGCAATTATGAATGTAATTGAACACTCTCCGAGCAAAATGCCGATAGGAACAAGAAGCATTATGTTAAACAATAAGTTTTTAGGAGCATTAGGAAGAATTGTCTTAGACACTGATGTAAAACCATTTTGGGTTCAAACAGAAGAAGAGGCATCATTGATTATAACAGCAGTAAGTAAAATGAAACCATTAACAAGAGAAACAATAGCACCACAAATATTTAAAAGAATAACAACAGATGATATGAGAATAGATTTACTAAGTAGCATTAAAGGATTATCAATAAAGAAAGCAAAACAATTAATTAAAGAATACGGCTCGATTATGGAAATTGGTGAATGTTCAGCATTTGAATTACAAGCCATTGAAGGAATTGGAGAAACCTTAGCCAAAAGAATACTCTCCACATTAAACTCAGAAGAGAAGGTGAAAATATGAATAAAGACGAATATAACGAAGAACTCTATGGAAATGACATTGAAGAAGAATATATAGATGCTTTAGAAGAAAACGCTATTGCATTTAGTGAAGCCCTACCAAAAGTAGTAAGGGAATTTCAAAAATCAGCACTTGAAGTATCACACTATAATGATATACCAGCCGCTATTTCTTTCTTTAATATTTTAGGACAAATTACAAAAGATTTCATTAGAATACCGAATGGACGAAGTATTGAAGATACAAGAGTTCATTTTTGTTGGGTTCAAACAAGCGGAACAGGAAAATCAACTTTATGGAATTTTGTTGGGCCAGTTGCTAAGAAAACATTTGAATTAATTAATGGGAAAGGGCAACACCCTTCTTTGCACACTAATTCAACTAATGAATATGTTGATGACATAATGAAAAGAACTTTTGATACTTTTGGTATAACTGATTATACTGATTCTGTTTTAATTGGTAATTGGGGAGAAGAAAAGGTAATGGAAACTAATCCAGATACTTTTGAAGAAAAGTGGACTGGTGAAATGAAACCTAAAAGAAACGCAGGAGTATTAGAAGGAAGCGGATTAGCCCATTGGGATGAATTTGAATATTCGGGTATATTTAAACAAAGTCAGCATCAAGATAAAGCCATTGTTTATCTAAATACATTAATGAATACTTTAGCAGGTGAATCATGGATTATTTCAAAAGCATTAAGTTCTTATGATAATAAAATTATGGAATGTTTTTGTGAGCGTTCAGTAATTGCTATGACTTATCCTCCAAGTAATCTTAATGAAGTAATGGCTGAAAAAGGAGTATTACAAAGAATGCTTTTGTATGTTTGGGAAGTTCCTAAGTTTATTCAACATAAAATGAGATTAGAGCAAATTGATAAAGCAGGAACATTAGAAGAAGTTAATCAACCGATTGATAAATATGCAAATGCTTTATTCAAAATTTATGAATTAGTTGAAGAAAAGTTTAATGATTGCGGAGGTAATCCTCTTAATGTTATGTCTTATTCACCCGATTTCAATGATGTTCTAAAATTAGAATATCAAAACATGAACAACTATCTTTGGAATACAAGAGGCGAAGTTGCTGAAATTGCGTCAAATTTTACTACCCGTTTGCTTAAAATTCTTATTAAAATGTCAGTTCTTTGTAGTGTTGCTTCTGCTCCATCTATTAAGAATAAAGATGAAAGATTCAAAGTTTCAGGCCATAATGTACGCCAAGCCGCAACAATCGTCCGACAATGTTATATGACATTGGTTGATTGGTTGGAGCGAAGCCTACGGGTGAAGCGACATAGTATTGCTGAAAACTCGCTTGAATCAGTCTTTATCAATGTTTATAACAATATGGAAAAAGATGAAGAAGGTTATGTCAATAAATCATTGTATTTTAATGCAGTAAAAGACAAAGCAAAAAAATCTCAAGCACAAGTTTACAGACATTTTGAAAATGTAAAACATAGATTTGAAGAAATGTATATTAGTCGTTCAAAGTATATTAGATTAACAAAAGGTGATGAAGAATGAAATGGGAAAACACATATTTAGTATTTGAAGTAGCAAAAGGGCCAAAAGTAATAATTGATACACTAAACACCTATGGTGATGATGGTTGGGAATGTTGTTCTCAACTAATTGTAGCAAATAAACAGATAGTTTGTTTCTTAAAGCGAAGAAAAGATATAGATGAAAAGCCTAAAGTGGATAAAGAAGAAGAAAAAATAAGTAAACTTTGGTCTAATGCTGGTGAATAGATATGTCAATTTTAGCAATTGACTTAGAAACCAAAAATATGTCTTATGATATAGGCGGTTTTGGAAATACTCATATGTTTCAAGTATCAACAGTTGCTACTTGGGATGGAAATAATGGAACTGTTTATGTTGATGAACCTGTTGATTCTTTTGCTAAATCAGGACATATAATTAAATCTCTTAAAGAATTAAAATACGACTTAGATGAGCATTTTCAAAAAGGAGGATTACTTTTAGGACATAATATTGCTGCATTTGATTTGCCTATTTTAAGAGATTCTATGGATATTTATTGCATTAATAAATATATTAATGAAAAACAATATATAGATACATCTAAAGTATTGCTTAAAGAACACGGAGAGCGTTTTCAACTTAAAAATTTAGTTAAATGCACAATGAATGATGCTAAATTAATGGATAGTGCTGATGCTCCTAAGTTATGGAAAATGGGTCAATATGATGAAGTTGTTGAGTATTGTATGAAAGATACACAGTTAGTATATGACCTTTGGAAGTATGGTCAAGATAATGGAATAGTTAAAGCATTTTCTTTAGAAAAAGGAGAACATTTAGATTTGGAGGTGAAATGGTAATGACAGGTTGGGAATGGTTTGGCTTGTTTGTTTTCATTGTCGTTCTAATGCTTCTATTTTTCGCTGCTTTTGGTGGAACTTCGGTTACTGATGAAAGCGTTGAAGAATATATGAAGCGTTTAATGGGCGAAGATAGAAGCAACAAGTGATTATATGGGGTTAAAGCAACAATGCACCTACTGTAAAGAATATACAGTAGCAAAAAGACTTTTGGGTTTTTATGTTGGTTCAACTGAGCAAGTAAAATTGTGGGAATGTAGGGCTTGTAAAGGCATATGGTCGGAAAAGACTGTTGGGGGGCAATAGCCCCTCAACTTTTTTTTTGGTTTTTCAATTATAAGTGGAAATTATTTGGGCTAAATGAGAACATTAAGTCATAATAATTTTTAAATAATAAGCATCTGATGTTTGAGCAGTTCCCGCTATAACATTAGCATCAGTATCAGTTCCCCCTCCTGTTATATTTACTTTTATTATTATTTCTCCTGCATTATAATTTGAATTTGGAGAAATCGTTAAATCAACCCTTCCATGTCTATGCGTTGCGTTAAACGAAAGCCATCTAATTAGGCCAGTTTGTTGATTGAAAACAATATTAGCATTTACGGTATTTTTTATTACTGATACATTTAAAAATTCGTTACTGGTTGAACCAGAATTAGGGTCAATTATCCCTTCAATTATAACATTATAATCGGTTACACTAACAGAATTAAGAGTTGTTATTCCGGCATCTAATATATTTGAATTACCATTTGCGCCATTTTCATAAAATAATCCATTTAAATTAGCAACATAATCATCAACAGTTGCCCTTCTTATGAGAGCGCCAGTAATGCTATCATTAATATAATTACTTGCTACACCGTCAAAAATAGAAATTCTTGCTGACGATAAATTTGATGGGGATTTTGTGCCACCAACAAGAAGTTTAGTTCCTAAAAGACCTCCACCTCCACCTTGCCCACCGCCTAATAATCTTTTTTTGCGGGCTTTTATTCCTTTAGTAATAAGAAATAGAGGATTCATCTAATCACCCAATAATTTCCCAATTGTTGTTCATGGTATAAATAAAAGTTTTAGCATTTCCACCACTAATAGACATTGGGCTTTGTGATGGTATTACTGATAACTCAAAATATTCATCATAAAATCCTTGATTGATTAATTCAACACCTTTTTGAGAATGAAAATCAGTTTGATTGACAATGGGGGTATGTATTATAGTAGAACCAAATTTAACTAAAAATGAATATTGTGTTCCAATTGGCGGGGCACTGGGCAACATTAATTGACAATTACCCGCAGTAACAAAAGCCGTTCCGGTTAAATGAACAGGTATGTGTTTAAACGAATTGCCAAATACAAAAGAAATATTAGCATTACCGTTATTTCCTGTTGATGAAGTAATAAACCATTGACCTAAATTTTGGTTTTGTCCTGTAAAATGAAGTCCTTGTTGTCCAAAAACATCAGATTGAAAATCAGTACCTATTTCCATTCCTTGAACTTTCATAGCCTGTAAAGTTACAGATTCTCTTGGTTTTATTAAAATAGCATCTCTATATTTATCTGTTGCATTTGGGCCTTGAGCAGACCATGTAAAAAATTGACTATCTAATAGAATTTCAGACAAATTTACGCATTTTTCGTTTCCTTGAACATCAAAGAAATATTCACTTGGCCTATTCCCACCATTTACTCTATTTCTTTGAAACATTAATGATGGGTCATTGGCTTGTTCATCAATAATAACAACATAAAGAGCAAAACTTGTAATATTATGTAAAGTAACAGTTTTATGATTTTTATTATCTGGTGTTCCAAGTCCTATAAATAATGCACCACCGCCAAAAACATCTTCGGGGTTGTAGCCCGTACCATATACATCTTGATTATTTTCAACTTCTAAATTATTAAGAGTTAATTTAGCATATTCCGATTGGCTATTTTGAATGTTGCTTGGGTCATTTACTTGCCCTGCATTCTGCCCATTATGGGAAACATCGGTTGTTGGATTACTAACATTAGAAGCACCATCATAACCAATATAATAATTTTCTTTTATTGGAGTAATAACCCCTCTATCTCCTAAACCTGAAAATGCATTAATTAAATCATTTAAAGAAGCATAAGCATGGTGCATAGGATTATAACCTTGTGTTGCATCAGCCGCTAATTCATAACCTTTAGACCTTATTCCGTTTGAACCCAAAACACCAGCGTCTAAATAAGGATTTCCGCCACCAACAGTATTTGATTGATATATATTTTTTCCTTGAACACTACCTAAAAATGCATTAACATTTCCATTATTAGAAATAAAATTTGAATCAGTTATTATATTATTAGTAGCAATAATAGCGGCATCAGCATTCAATTGATTTTGTCCTAAAACATTACTAAAAGTTATGCTTGATTCTGCATTTAAGTCTGTATTGGAAGAACCGGAAGTAATTAATCTGTTTTGGCCGTGATTATTAACTAAACCACCGCCAGTCAAAACAACCCCATTTGAAACTACATCAAATACACCAAAGTTAGCCATAGCGTCCGAAGAATCAAAAGTAATTGATTTATTAACCCCTCCATCATTTAAAGTAAAAATAATATCTCTATCTGCGTCTTTATTTATAATATTTAAATTTCCGCCACCAACTAATGCCGATTCTTGTTCAATAAACATACCTAATGAAGTACCATAAATATGACCCATATTAGCATAAATATCAACACCGCTATTTTGTCCAATATGCAAACTATTTTCTGTTTTGTCATAAGTTAAATATTGAATATGGCAAGGATTTGCCCCTGTATAAGTAATTACTCCAATAATAGTATCTCCTAAAAGATATTCAGCGACTTTTTCAGAAGCGGTTGGATTTCTTAAAGTAACCGTTGGTTGTGAATAACTACCTGCTTGTCCTGTTGGCTTAGGAACAACTAATAGATGATAGCCATTTGTATAAGTAGCATCTAAAGTAAGGGTATCTCCTGTTACTTCTAAATAGTAGCCATTATATATTATATATCCATTTGCAACAGTAAATGATTGAGCATTTGGATTTGTAATATCAAAACCGCTAACAGGGTATCTTCCCGAAGAAGCGGTGCTTAGTGCTTTCAATAAACCAGTATGGGGAAAGTCGTTTCCGTCCTCAATTTGATTAGGTGTTCCGTCTGTGCTTTGTCCAAAAAATTTAGGGTTTGTTACCATGTTTAATCAACCTCAATTAATAAAAATATCTCTAATGTTTCATTTGACGCTAATGGGCCAACTCCTTCAAAATTAATTCTACTAAGTAAATTATTTTGGGAGTCAAATAAACCCATTTCTCGTATTACTGAACCTATAAGTAATTGACCTGCAATAGAAACTTTTGCTTCAATTACATTTATATCTGAATCAGACTTAACTATTGATGTAAGAAACCCACTCGGAACATCTAACGCATTTTGTGAAGGACTTGTTGAATTACCTCCAAAACCAACCTGTGCTGAATCTATTTTATTTTTAAGTTGTTGTGCTAAATAAGCCTTTAATTCATTCGTTATCATAATGTTTCCTCCGATAAATTAGTAATAGTCACTGATTGACCTCCTGCGAATCCTAATGGGGTGGTGCTTGTATTTAACTGTGTTCCAAAGCCAAGTTTCAAAGGATTTCCAGTTATTGCTCTTTTTCTAATTAATACTCTAATTTCTTTTATTTTTATCTCATCAAGTGTTTCTAAAGAATGTTCTCTATTTGTAAATTCTTTTCCTCTTAAGTGGGATTTAGTTTGTTTTGTATCTTGTATTAACTCAACTAATCTATCATCTAATGATTTAGCGTATTTTCCTAATTCTAATTCCATTAGATTTGATAGTCTGTGCGAAACAGATAATACCATATACTCTCCCCTTTGAATATTTTCTCTTTTTAGTTCAAACTGAATAATATCTCCCGTTTTAATTTGTTCTAAACCATTAGTTGAAGCAGTTACTTTATAGGATTCATTTAATTCAGAATGAAGTTTTAAAAGATTTCTTGCTTCTATATCTACATCTTCTTGTGTAATAAGTTTATTATCAAACACTTCCAATGTTTTTCTTCCTATTTTCTTTATGCTTCTTAAGTCTTTCTTTATTGCTTTATGCGAACTTCCATATAAAATAATTTCATTATAGAAAGCAAAGGTTGTCTTTTGTTTTTCAAATTCATATACTTGATACTTCCCATCTTCTGATAATAATACATTAGCATATTTGTTAGCATCACTGTCATTGTTTATAACAAAATTACCATCAATAATTTCTATTTCTCTATCTTTTTTATTTAATAAAAATCTTATTGCTGATAATAAATCATCTCCTTGAAAATTAGGAGCAGCAAAAACAGGATATTCTGGTTCATTTATTGAAGTAAATTTAATATTTTCGTTTTCTAAAAGAGTATGAGCCAATTCTTCGGATTCTTGTACAATGCTTACTGTATTACCTATTAAACATCTTGTACTATCTTTATGAAAATCTTTACCTACTCTAACTGTAATAGGTTCACTTATACTAACTATTCCTTTTAATTTCTTTAAAGAATCAAATCGTAAATTATGTCCTTTACTTGATAATCCCGATTTATAAGTTTCTTCACCATCACTTAAACAAACAGTTGAAGGTAGGTTTTCATAAAAACTTGCTTGCATAGAAGTATTTATTAGTTTACTTGCATTTACTTTACCGGATAAATCAACTATTAGATATGCAGAACCTATTCCCTCCATATCTTGACTACTATCATTATTGTCCATAATTTTATTGTTAGTGGTGTGGCTTTTTATATCACCATAACATTCGTTAGCATTTGGTTTTTTAGTATATGAACTTGATAGATAACCGATGCTTATATCCGTTGGACTAAAATCATAAAAACAAATAGGATTAGGTTGATAAATTCTAAGTTTCTCATTATTGATAGGAGAATCTAATGTTAATATTACTTTATCTGAATCGCTTTCGTCAATTTCGTGTGATATTACATAATTGAAACTAAGACCTTCTAAGAAAAAGTTATTATCTTTATTAAGGTCACTTGGACGAGATAAATAACAACCAGTTAAATCTATATTTTTTAACCAAGCAAGTTCATTATTTGTGGTATCAAAAGAATAAGGATATACAGAATCACCTGTGGATTGTCTATAATCACCTGCATTTGTATATAACGGAGTTTTTAAAGCCGCATTTAATCTTGGTTTAAATGCTATTTTTAATCCATTGGCTTCATCAGGTAAATCAGGATTTTCTTGAACTGTACTTCCAAAATCCATATAATATGCATATTTATTGTAAAAATTTGACTTACTTGAAAGCAAGCCAAAAATAGTTCTTGATGCGCCCACTTGTTTTCTAAATAGTGCTTCTATTTCTGGAAAGGTTTCTCCGGCAGTTATTTGCTTTTTACCACCATCTTCAATACTAAAACCATTTAATGCAACTGGAATAAAATTAGTATAGGCCATTTCATTAGAATTAGTTGTGGATATATCTGCATGAGTATCGGATTTAGGGGAGTTTATCATTAAATTAAAAATATCTGAATAACCTTCATAGTTTCCTTCATTTACATATTGAGCAGTAATGGGAAGATAAGTTCCTCCTTTTCTTGGAGTAGTAACATAATTATTTATTGTTCCTCCTAAAGTTTCTCCCCATTTATCATAATAAGCACTTGGGTTTTTACCCCAACCTGTATCATCTGCTCCAATAAATTGACTACTGGCAATACTACTATTAGAACTAATCATGCCTGTTGTAACATGAGTAGCAGATTCTTGAATATAATTACTGGGTGGTGGTCTTTTAGTAATTATTTCTGTTACAAACCCTCCACCATAGTTTGTAGCATTACTATCGGGTATTGTATTTCCTCCATGAACTAAATCATTTCTTAGATTAACTGAATTAAATGCAGTTTCCAAAGCAGAATGATATTGACTTATTGTTCCTTCAAACGGTAAAGGTATTTCAACGGCAGTATATGTAATTCCGTCAGCATCAGGAGTATAGTCATTAGCAAAGTCATCGGGAATAGTGTCTATTTGATTTCCGTCAGCATTAGTTACATTAAACCAAAAGAAATATCCTTCTATATTACCATTAGAATTATATAATTTTATCGCAAACCAAAACTCCGATTCTTCAGGAGTTGTTCCCGAACTATGAGAATGAGGTGTTACTACGGCATTAAGTGTTACTTGCGGAGCAAACTCTATTAATCTCAAATTAGTCGCATTAAAAGCAGGATTATTAAAATAAGCGGTCTTTAACATATCAACACTTTTATCAAGACCTATAAAAGTATCACCAGTTCCTCTACCATTAAAGGAATTTCCAAGATATACTTCTTTTGGGACTCTTTTAATTTCTCCAACATATAAGTTATTTTTCATTTCATTAGCATATAAAGCACTATGGGCTAAACTACTTTGTCCTTCATTTAAAAAGAAACCTATTAAAAAACCAGTATCAGCAGCAATAAGAGCATCTCCGGCCATTATTTTTTCTCTATCACTTACTGCTCCTAAAGTACCCTGTATGCTATTAACTGATATAATATTACCCCCAATTGCAGAATCATATATATTAATACTTGCAGGGTCGTTTCCTATATTATAACTCCCTGATTGAAGATAATAAGAGTTTGAAGCCTCGCTTCCTCCAAATAAAGGAACAGGAGTAAAAAGTTCTTTTGTTTTCGCATTTCCCATATTGTCATATTCAGGTATATTTTCAGGGTCTATCTGATTAAGTGCCCAATCAACAACAACTTCAGTTATTCTCATTATTCCTATATTCATTAAATTATTAATGTCTTTGTTAGATGAAATAATATTAGTAATAGAATAATCTTCATCAAGATTTGAATGTCTTGTTGTAGATAAATCTACTATTTTAGAATCTGTTGTTCCTGCTGATACTGTTGGTAATATTCCTACAATATTATAGTTATTAATATTTCTAATTCTATTTGGATTTGCTAAACTATCAATTCTTGCTTCATGGTATGGTTGAGAATCGGAATTAACAAATAAAAACAATCTATCAGCCGCTTTAAATCTTTTTAACATATTTTTATCTGTGCTTGTATCAAAATTACCCACTATATTTCTTATATCATTTCCTGCACTATTGCTATCAGCAACATCTATAACTTCATTTCCCCAAGTATAAGTAGCAAGATTAGTAGTGGCTATTTGTTTATCATCATAATTTGAATATGTAGGTGTAAAATATCCTCTTGCCTCTATTGGTAAATGCTTTGCGCTATTGAATTGCTTACGGCTTGGTATATGTTTCATACTATCATTTCTTGTAGAATTTACTTTATATGCAGCAGCATAATTAATTTCGTTACCTTTTTCTAAACTATAAATAGTATATACCGGATTACCATATTTTTCAAAAGAAGTTATTGATACGCCATCATTACGGACTAATTCTACATTAAGAGGAACTGCGGCAATTGAAAATTCGTGCATATGCGCTATTGTTTTTCCTCCATGTAAATGACCTACATTTATTATTTCTAATTCATGAGTGTTTTTATTATCAGCAGTAGTTGTGCCTAATATTCCTTTACTTATACCATAAGAATTATGAATAGCGGTAATTGTTTGTCCTGTAGTATAATTAACTGTTCTATCTAAAACTATTATAGCAAAATCTGATGAAATATGTTGGTCTAAAACAACCCCTACAAATATGCTATCTATAAACAAAGAATCATTTCTTCTTACTGTATGATTAGGAACAGTATAACTCCCACTTGTTCCGCTTATTCTTATCCAATCATCTCCAAAATTATTAGACCCAAGCGTATATCCTACTAAATCAAAAGTGGCATCATAGTCATTAACCATATTAATTTCTAATCTACCTAATGTAGCAGGAATATAAGGAGCAATTTCTATTGTATTTCCTTCTTCTGTTTCGGAAACCGATATAACCGAATAATCCATTAAAGTATTTACCATTAATATATCACTATGAATTTCATTAGAATTTATAGAACCTTGCCCATCTCCCAAAACTGCTTGGAAATCAGCACCGTTAATATCTCCATCAACTTTACTTAAATGATAACCTATTGCTTTAGAATTAGGTGAAGAAGAAGTATTAACTAAACTGCTATCTTCATGTCCTAATTCAGTTAATTGCATTCCTCCTGTAAAATATAAACCTTTATTAGAAGAACCCGATAAAGAAGTTACTGAATCAACTAATATATTACTGGCTAATGCTTTATTAAACATATAATTTTTAACCTGTTGAGTTCCTGCCCTTCTCGCTACAAATAATCTAAATACTCCGCCATTTTGAAAAGTATCTCCACCGCATTTTATTAAACTATAACTTTTCAAAAAAGCAGTTGTGCCTCCATTGTTATCTGATGCAACAGTTCCTATAAAACCTATATAGTTATTATTAGATTGAGCAAATAGTCTATCCCCTTCTAATACTGTTTTAGTAGTAGTAATATTAGAACTATTTTTGAAAGTAATAGTTTGATTATTAAAACCTGCTGAAACATATCCTATTTCAACTAAATCATTAAGCACTCCATAGGAACTATAAACTATATCATTACTAAATAAAGTATCGCTATTAATGACAGGTGATAGTATTTTAGTCATTAAATCTCTACCTTCTACTTTCATTATACTTTGTCCATCTCTTCTATAATAGTCTAATACTTCAATTGTTCCGTTTAGTTTTTCATAATATAGATAATAATCATTATTTAAATGTAAAGCATCTTCTAAATACTTATCTAATTCAATGTCAAAAGTAAGTATATTAGCGTTAATATTTGCTGAAGAACATTTAAAGTAATTATATACAGAATTATTAGTTGTAGTAACTAAATATAAATCATTATGTCTGTTATTTATTAAATCAAAATCCACAATAAGATTCTTTTTATATGGGCTAAATGCTCTTCTTAATAACTTATCACCTATATTAATTACAGGTGTTCCAATACTAACATAATTTGTTTCGTTTTCAAGACGAGAAAGAGTATTTACAGTGTTGAGGGTTGGGTCGGCTTGTAATAATCTAATAGACCCATTAACACTAATATTTTCTATTATGTATAATCTATCATTTATTTTTATTTCTTCACCTACTTCAAAATAATCTGATGTTTCATTTGGCCCATCAACACTAAATCCTATATCACCATTATTTAAAGTAATTTGTTGCGCTCCATTTGGGCCAACAAATAATCCAGTATCAATAAAAGTATGTAATTTATTTCTTTTTAGTCGCTGCCTTACTCTCATAGAAGTATTAACTTCTAATTTGCTTGGGTAAATTTTCATCATGTCAGCAATACTAACTTCAGAAAAAGAGGTTTTACCACGAATAGATTCTTCAATATTCATTTCTATTACATTATAAGAATAATTTACTTTTTCATTTGAGTAATCATAATGTAAATATCTTGTTGGGCCTCTTGAAGTAAATTGAGGATTATTGGGTAAAACTAAATCATCAGCATCTCTTCTTGCATTATAGAAAGATGTTTCATAATCAGTCAAATCGTGAGTTGGTAAACGATGGGCTTCATTAGCATGACTTATTCTAAGAATCCCTTGTAAATTAGTAGCAGTAGCATTTTCGGAAATACGAACTGAAGTAGGGCTTAATATTTCTGTAATATATGCTGATTCAGGAATATTCATGTTTCCTGTTATTCCTCTATATAGTAAATCATCAATAGTTAATCCTCCGCTTATATTGCTAATATTTCTTATTACATCAGCAGTAAAATTCTGATATGGCCCATAAGCACAATCAAAAGTAATTTCAGTATAAGCATCAGTATCTAATATTCTTAGATTATCAACTAAACGAGTATTTAATGAAAACTTACCGTAGTCTTTAATTTCATTTGCGTAGTTTTGAGAAACGAGAAAAGTAGTTTTGATATGAGTTCCGCCATTTATAGTTTGTTGAACTGCGGCAGTATTTATTTCTTCTACTACTGCAAAGTATTTTGTATTACTATCTAATTCATTTTCTTCTTTATTAAACCAAAAATAGGGGCGAGAAATATGTAAACTATCTTGTAAATCATTTTTAATTCCTAAACCAATTGCAGTAAACCTACTATCAATTGGTGGCCCTTTAAATAATTTAAATTTAACACCGCTTGGAATTTCATTTCCTAAACTCGGCTCAAATTTGATACTATCTCCATATTCATCTGCTGTATGAATTTCAGTAATTTTAGCAAAATGGTGTCTTAAATGGTTATCTGAATGAACCATAACAAAGAAATGATGAGTAGAAATATCAGTTAATGATGATAAATCTAATCCTTCTTGTGAAAAAGAATCATAAACTTTCAAAACATTTCCTTCTGTTTTTTCTAAGTTAGTATAATCATTTCTTAAATCATGTGCGCCAGTAACTTGAACAATAATATCATTATTATCAATTGCATCATCAGGAAAAATAATCGCTAATAAGGAATTACTGCTATATTGGTTTGCACAATGCAATACTGGATTATTTGGTGTATTTTGATTAGAATCAGCAGAAGGAGTTATTTCTCCCAAATTAAGAACCCTTAAAGCCATTACAAATCAACCTCTTCAAATCTATAATAAAATAAAACATTTTCATAATTTGGTAATAAATTAAATGTTCCTATGAAGTTTTTTCTTGGAATATCCATCATGCTCATTTCATGAATTTCTCCCATAAATTGTTTATTCATATTTGCGGTATTATATCCTATATTTGAGAAGGATTGACCTATCATACAATCTGTTGGTGCAAATGTAAAAACTTTGTTTTGAGTATGGGTATTAGAATAAATTTGTTTTCCATCAATATAAAAATTAATAGTATTTGCAGTATCATTGAATACACAAGCCACATGAAAAGTATCATTTATGTAAGATGGTTCAGCATAACTGCGAATAAATAACTCACTTCCGCTTGCTAAAGTGCCTAAAAAATTGTTGCTTATATTGAGGTTGGTTGATGAAAAATTTGAGATTAAACCGAGCGATTCAAAGTCAAATCCGCTACGATAGAACACCTCTAAACGGCCTCCATCAAACAAGTTTGTAGTTGTGAAGCCCGAATTATCCGCAGTAAAATCCGTAGCCGTATGGGAAGCAATAGAGCCGATAGACTGAAACCCTCCCATTCCATCTTCGTCAAATGTTTGTAAATTATTGTTGTTATATTTAAATCGTCTTAAATAATTAGGAGAGATACAAATAGGAGAATCAAATGTTTCTGTAACATTATTAATTGTCATTCTTGTTCTTAATTTATATTCGGCTGGTTGATTCTCATTATGTAATGTAGTATTAACTAAGCCAAACCAAAATCTAACAGTATTTGTAGAATCATAATTACTAAATATAGTCATTTCATGAGTTAATCTATCTGTTCCTGATAAATACCTTTCACTTTGATAATCAGTAGGGGGAGGAGAGATTTGATGGGAATTAGAAGGCATTATCTTTTTACTGTTGGTAATTGCTGGTTGAGAAGCACTTGAGATTTCACCATATCCATTTATGTCATAAGGAGTAATTATTGCTTCTAAAGTAAAAGAACCTTCATTAGCCCATAATCCATAACCAATATGTGCATCGGTTATATCTTCTCCTACATCAGTAGCGTTATTAGGATTATAAGAAGGAACATTATCATGATAATCAATAATTACACCGCCATTACACATTACTGGAAAAACAAGTCCTCTTTGTTTTCCTAATAATATATCATACATAATTATCACCTTAAGGAAGAATAGTCGCTACTTGGAAATCCATAGTAAATTCAATATAAACAGTTTCAGCACTAAAAGTAAAACCAAAAGACCTAATAAAACCTTTTACTCCTGCTGAAGTTTCTGATGTAGGAAAATTAAAAGGCAAAGGAACTCTTTTATTATCTAATTTAAGATTGCCTCCCCTGCTTCTCCATGTATAAGGAATTTTTCTTTCAGCCACTTGATTGTAATTTTCATCAACAGTTGAAGGCATTAAAACCACTAATTCATTAAATGCTTGATGTTCTGCAAGACCTGTTGAATCAACTCCTGATGCAATCATCTGTGCTATTTCATGTGCAGTAAAAGTAACTGTACTAACAGAATTACCATGTTTTTTAATAATAGTTTGTTCTGTAATAATTCCTTTTATGCTTATGCTTTTATTAGACATTCCTAAATCTAAAGCGACTGTTGTTGATTCTCCAGTAATAGCACCAGAAAGAGGAATAGGAAAAGAAGGTATTGTTTTATCTGTTGAAAAATCTACATTTTCTGCTTTTAAGGGAATAGTGTTAGTAAATAAACCATCGGCTTCATCAAATGCCTGTAATTTTAAAAATACATTATGTTCATCTGCATTCATTTATATCACCTCAAATTACTTGTATTGCTTTGTCTTTGAATATTATTTGTTATTGTTCTTGACACTTCTCTTGCAATTCTATCCATTTCTGCTTTTGAAGTATCTTTTGCATTAATTGTAATATTTATGTTATTTACTTGATTAGAAGTTTTTCCGTTATTAGTAGACATTCGCCTAGATTCTTTATTATTGTAAACTGTTGCTCCTTTAGGTAAAGTAACTAATTCTGGGCCTTCTTCTCCAACAACTGCTAAACCACCTGAAGTAACTGTTCCTCCCGTAGCAACACCTGGAATTTTCTTTATTAATCTTATAAGGCTTCTAAATGCTCCAGTTATGAAATCAAAAACTTTCATAAAAGGGCTAAGTAAAAATTTACCTACTTTAAATACTGCAAGACCAATAACTATTGCTAACCAAACAGGCGCACCCATTATAATTGCCGTTATAGCAGCAGCAATACCTAATATCATAGCGATACCTTTAACCATCTTTTTTGAATCAGTAAAGAATCCAAGTATTACTTTCCAAGCATTATCCCATACTCTTTTAATTAATTCCCATGTAAATACTAATGCTACACCAAGTCCTGCAATCGCTAAAGAAACCGCCATCATTAGTAATCCTAAACCTAATTCAATAAATCCATCTATTAAATCACTAATAGAACCATCTCCAAAAATAGCATTATAAATTTTAAATAAACTATCCTTAATCATAGTCCAAGCAAATGTTATGAGAGGTGCAAGAACCTCAATAACTCCCATCGCTTTAGCAAAAGAATCTTTTAATATTGGGCCAAATGCTTTTAATAAAACTACAATAGCAATAATAGCCATAGACACATAAACAAAACTGGCTGCTGCGGCTTTAAAAACAAATTTTATAGCAGGTAAAACACCACCTAATGCTTTAACAAAGCCGAATAGTGCTTTTAGTTTAGGGGCTTTATTTAGAAGTGCGCCTAAACTTTCTTTCCTTGTGGCTTTTAGTAACTTAAGTTGTTCTTTAGCATTTTTAATTGTTTCTTCTGAATTTTTATCATCAGTATCTAATTGAATTGCTTCTTCTCCTGCTTGTTGTTGAAATCTTGTTTTCTTTTTAATTTTTGTTTTTGTGGAGGTTATTTGGTCTTTTAATTCTTTTTCTTGAACTTTAGTAAGTGAACCTGCTTTTTGCTTTATCTTTAGTTCTTCTTCAAGAAGTTTCTTTTTTTCCGCTAACATTTGCAGGGCTTTTCCCCTATCTTGAATCTCTAATGCTATTTCTTTTCTTCTGTCAGCCCTTGTTTTCAAGTCCTTTTTAGCATTTTTTATTTCCTGTTTTATTGCATTAGAGCCTTTATTCATGGCTAATTGCTTATCATATTTAGCCTGTAATTTTGTTTTCTTTTCAAGTTGTTCAGCAAGTTCTTTTTCTTTCACCTTTGCTTCTTCAAGACTTTTAAGTTGAGCCTCTAATTGTTTTATGTTGCCAGTATCTCTCTTATTCATATTAAGAATAGGAACATATTCTTCTATTTCTTTTCTTACTCTTTCTTCCATTTCTGCTCTCTTTTCAGCAGTATTGTTAAGTCTAGTTAATTCTTTATTTATTTTTTTAGTATCAATAGAATCTATCTGTGCTTGAGTTTTCTTAAGAGTTTTATCTAAATTAAATCCTTCTTTAAATTGTTTACCTAGTCCTTTTCTTTCTTTAAATAAAGAAAATAAACCTTTAGTATCTCCATATGCTTGCTTTGCTCCTTCTTTTATTGCGACAAAAGGCGATTTTGATATTTTAGTTAAAACGCTCCAATAATTTTTACCAAAGGCATTTAACCAAGATAACGGATTCTTTTTGTTATTTACTTCCTTAGTTCCAGCGGAGAGAGGGTTCATTATTTTTTTATCAATAAATCCTCCTATTTTCTTTGATACTGTTAATATACTTGTAAAAAAATTAGGTTGTGCATCGGCTTCTAATTTTGAAACTATTTCCGAAATCTTTTCAAAATTTTCATCACCCTCTTTCATTCCTTTTAATTCATCTTTATATTTTTCTAATTCCTCTCTAGCACCTTTTCCGTTATCTTTAAGTTTTCTCATTGTTCCGCCTAAAAATTGGAAAGAAGATGAGAATTTATTCACTAATCTAAACATTCCGGGCGGTAAAAACCCATACATAACTTTACGGGCTTTTGCTGCTTCTAAACCAAATACAGTTAATTCTTCTCTTCCTGAAGATAAAAATTCCGCAAAGTATTCAAGAAGATTTCCTCCTTGTTTTAGATAAACATTCATTCCTTTAAGAAAAGGAACGGCTTTACCATCTTTAGTAAATTTAGCAATTGTTGAGTTCATAATAGAGGTTCTTTTGTTAAAGTTACCCATTACTTCTCCTACTTTAGTTATTTCTTGCCCATACTCATTTACTCTTACGCCAGCCTTATTAAATAATTTTTCACCATCTCTTGTATCAACGCCTAATCTTCTTTGTAAAGCGGAAATATCAGCAGTTGCTTTTTTTGCGTTTTTAAGATTAGTTTCATAACTTCCTAAACTTTTTATAAAACTTTCCATTGTTCCTTGTAATCCAAGAACAGAAGTATTTAGTTTAGCAATTTCAGTCATAATCCTCACTTATGTTTTTTCATTTCTTTTTCCATTTCTTCTGATTCTATTTCTAATATTGCGCTATGAACACTTAATAAATCTTGAACTAAACTCGCTGGCATTTGGTATATTTCAAGAGGGCTTATAGATAATGCTTTCGCTAAGGTATATACAACGATTAGTGAAGCGTCTTTCGGTTCGGCTTTACCTCCCCTTAATATCCGCTTCATTCTTCGTTTTTTTCCTCGTCCCCCGACATAGAATCAAGAGGATTTGGTAATATTTCTTTTAATTGATTACCCACATAAGGAGTTAATCGGAGAATATCAATAACTGAAAGGTTGGGTTCTGTTTTTACAACAAAATGCTCAACCATATACCTAAACATAGCATTTAAATCAATATCCATGCTTTGTGTTTTAGCATTGATTTTCATAAGACTATTCATAGCCTTATCAACCTCAAGCCAAGAGGGTTCTTTAACCCACACTTTTAGGTATTCTTCTATTTCGGGTGCTACTTTAACATAATGTAGCGTAGGCTCTTGTAATGCAAACATTACACTTTTATCCGTTACGACTTTTTTATCATTTAACATATTCTCCACCTTCTAACCAACAAACAAACAAACGGTGTTGGTGGAATATTATTCTGTCTTATTTAATTTAGACTTAGGCTTGGCCTTTGATTTTTTTGGAAGATTTTGCTCCAAACGAGCATTAATTAATTCTCTTCTCTTAGCCATTCCTAATTTATATGCTTCTAACTTCTTCATTTAATCACCCCAAAATAACCCAATCAGTACCAATTGTGCATGAATGTAAATCTCTTGGTTTAATTGTTGCTTCAATAGTAACTGGGCCTTTATCATCAGGAATTGTCCAATTAGCAGTATCTAAAAAGTAATTCTTAAATTGAAGGTCAATAAATTCTTCATTATCCTCTTTATCAAATCTTAATTTAATTAGTTGAGAACTGCCTGTTCCGACTGTTTCTGCCTCATTAAGATAATATCTAAAAATTTCATCATCAGTAACAATTGCACTAAAAGTAATGACATATGCTCTTTGTGCGGCCAAACCTTCTTTCATATCACGGTGTCCACCCATATATCTTTTATCTTGTAAATTGTTTTGAATTTCAATACTAACACTTGAAACCTTAAGGAATTGTTGCCCAAAGGCTTCTAAACTTCCCGAAGAAAAGAAGAAAGGCGCACCAGAATTTGTTCCTGCATTCCAGTTGAAAAGGT